GCTGGCGGTGTTTCAACTTTCAGCGCTGGATCCACAGGTTTCACGCCCTCTACCCCTGTTGGTGGTGTTGTAACGCTTGCTGGCGTATTGAACGTAACCAATGGTGGTACTGGCGCAACCACTTTGACTGGTTACGTCAAGGGTGCAGGCACATCCACAATGACTGCCAGCTCTACCATCCCAAACACAGACATTACTGGTTTGGGAACAATGTCTACGCAGAATGCAAACACTGTAGCGATTACTGGCGGAACAATTGTTGGTGCATCGATCAACAACGCGGTGATTGGCGGATCTACTCCAGCGGCTGGCACGTTTACCAATGTAAACATGACATCTGGAACGGTAACCAATGCACCAGTTAATGGCTTGGATATTGTCAATAAAGACTACGCTGACTCAATTGCAACTGGCATCAACTTTCATGCCGCTTGTAACTACGCAACCACCGCAGACCTTGGTGCGGCTACATACAACAATGGAGCATCTGGTGTTGGTGCTACGTTAACCAAAACTGCTCCTCTGTCAGCATTAAGTATTGATGGTGGAAGCCCAACTGTTGGGCAACGAATTTTAGTTAAAAACCAATCAAATGGTGCTTACAACGGCGTTTATACCGTGACCGTTGCAGGTTCTGGCATAGCGGCATGGGTTTTGACTCGCGCTACTGACTACGACACTTCAGGAACTGGAACTAACGAGATTGACGTTGGCGACCTGATGCTGATCTTGTCAGGCACGGTCAACGCAAACACCCAATGGATTCAGCAGACACCACTACCTATTGTGGTGGGCACAACTGCCTTGATATTTGCTCAGTTTGGAGCTCCTACACTCTATACCGCTGGCACTGGATTAACGCTTACTAGTCAACAGTTCAGTATCACAAATACCGCTGTGACAGCGGCAACTTACGGTTCTGCCTCACAAGTCCCTGTTTTTGCTGTCAATGCCCAAGGTCAACTGACTTCGGTCACCAATACATCAATTGCAATCGCCTCTGGCGCTGTATCAGGCTTAGCGGCTTCTGCAACGACTGATACTACCAATGCCGCCAACATCACTTCTGGAACACTTCCAGCGGCTCGTTTGAGCGGTTCTTACACTGGTATCACTGGAGTTGGTACGCTCACCGCTGGAACATGGAACGGAACAGCTATCGGTGTTGCTTATGGTGGTACTGGACTTACAGCCACTCCAACCAATGGTCAGTTGGCTATTGGTAATGGCACAGGCTACTCACTTTCCACTTTGACTGCTGGTACAAACGTCAGCATCTCAAACACTGCTGGCGGTATCACAATTTCGGCAACCCCAGCGGCTGGCGGTACGGTGACCTCGGTTGCTATGACTGTTCCTGCATTCTTGTCTGTGACAGGCTCACCAGTTACTACAAGTGGTACTTTGGCGGTATCCCTGTCTGGGACAGCCCTACCAGTTGCAAACGGTGGTTCTGGAGCCACAACACTGGCTGGATATGTGTACGGCAACGGCACAGGCGCCATGACGGCGTCCACCACGATACCTAACACAGCCATCACGGGTCTCGGTACAATGTCGACACAAAGTGCTGGCGCTGTAGCTATAACTGGTGGGACAATTAACGGTACATCAATTGGTGCAACAACGACATCAACTGGTGCATTTACGACTGTTACTGCCACGAGTTACGTTGGCGTATCTGGAGGAACTTTCTAATGTCTCAAGCTGGTTACACACCAATATCGTTGTACTACAGTACGACAGCTTCTGCTGTCCCTGTTAACACGAACCTTGCAAACGGCGAGTTAGGCTTAAACATTGCCGACATGAAGCTGTACGCCAAGAATAGTTCTGGCGTAGTTACTTTGTTGGCATCTTCAAGCGGTGCGTCAGGTACGGTTTCAACTGTTTCAGTTGTGAGTGCAAATGGTTTGGCAGGTACTGTTGCAAATGCAACCACAACCCCAGCCATCACGCTTTCTACGACCATTACAGGTGTTTTAAAGGGCAATGGAACTGCAATCTCTGCCGCAGTATCTGGAACTGATTACGCGCCAGCAACAAGCGGTTCATCAATTCTTTATGGCAATGGCTCAGGCGGGTTTAGCAATGTAACCATTGGAACTGGTGTTAGTTTTGCAGGTGGTACGCTGTCTGCAACTGGTGCAGGCGGTACAGTAACTTCTGTTGATGTGTCTGGTGGAACTACTGGCTTGACCACAAGTGGTGGCCCAATCACTACATCAGGAACCATTACGCTTGCTGGTACGCTTGCAGTAGCTAATGGTGGTACAGGACAAACGTCTTATACCAACGGTCAATTGCTGATTGGTAATACTTCAGGCAATACATTGACTAAAGCCACACTGACTGCTGGTACAGGTATTTCAATCACAAACGGTGGTGGTGCTATCACAATCTCCGCAAGTGGCGGTAATTCGGCAAGTATTCCGTTCGTTTACTTTTGTAGCAGTTTCAATTAAGGAACAATCATGGCATCTGGAATTTTAGGGCAATCTGCTCCTTCAGCATCAACAAATACGACGGTGTACACAGTACCCGCGTCAACTACAGCCACATTTAATGTGAGTTTTTGCAATACTGGAACAGCACCTGCAAACGTGCGATTGGCTGTATGCGCTTCTGGTACTCCAGCATCATCTGAGTACCTAGAATATGACTACAACTTATTGGCGGGTGGAGTTTTAGAAAGAAGCGGAATAGTTGCGCAAGCGGCTAAACTTATTGTTGTTTACACAGATACTGCTACTGTTGCGGTTTCTGTTTATGGATATGAGGCTTAATCATGGGACGTAATACAAATCCTGAGCTGACACCTGTTGTACCTATTAACGGCGCAACATATCGTAACTCATCTACTAATGGATTGATTATTGACGCTACTGGCGCGCAATTATTGCCGTCAACCGCAACTTGTTTACTTTCAAATACAAACTATGCAAAGTATGTTGCGCTTAACACTCAAACGTCAACAGCACAAAATATATCTGTAAGTGGCTATGCGGCTAAGAATTTTGGAACTGTTGTACCCTCTGTAACATCACTCAACCTAAGTGTGTATTTACCATATTTTGGTGGTTTTGTGCCAGCATCTGGCTATCCTTTTACAAGCAGAACTGGTAAGTATAGATACATGGGCATGGGTGCTACAAATGGCACAAATGCTTTGGGTACGCAAAACCCGCCGGGCTACAAACAAGGTCAAAGTAATGCGCAATCCGTTGCTGTTTATAACGCAACAACAGGCGAGTATATTGGAAGCCCAACTGTATACCCAATAGCATCTTGGTATGACTCATCAACCAGTCTTTTTCGAGTCATCGCAAGTCCAACTAATGTAGGTTCGACTTCCCCTGCACTTTTGTACACATCTTCAACTGGGGCTTCTTGGACAGCTACAACGCCTACAATGGTTTCTCAAGTAAGTGCCTTTGATTACCGCGCATGGGGTGGCAATTCTTACTACAATAACGGAGCAACCGCAGTAAATCAAAAAGCATTTTTTGGTATGAATGACACTAATGGTAGTAGCCAATACACGTTTTTCAGAACAACTAATGGTGGCGCAACAATTACGGAAGTTACTACCGCAATAACTGGAGCCGCCGCTTATTACACCCCTGCTGGTAGTTCAATGTGTCGGTTTAACCATAACTATGATGGTACAACGGTTTTTGTTCCAGCTAACTCTGGGTGGAAATATTCTACAAACGATGGAACCTCGTTTACTAGCACAACAATAAGCGGGGTAACATCAAGTTCAGATCAAAATGTAGTGGGTGTGTTTTCTGCGGCAAACAACTCCAGTACGTTTATGATGATTTACAACTCACGGGTTTCAAGTAACAGGGTGTTTGTTACAACTAATGGTGGTCAGTCGTTTGTTACATACAGTTGGACGCCTGCCGCAACTTTAAACAGTTCGTATTACCAATGCCCCGGCGACTACGACTCCGCAAACTCTCGTTGGTGTTTTGTTTATGGCACAACGAGTGGATGGTATGCCGCTGTTTCTACAAACAATGGTGCTACTTGGACGCACAATCAAATTCAATCAAGTGCCTCAGATGATTTTCAAATGAACATTGTCTTTTTAGGTAATGTTTGGTATGTCTTTGGGTCAATTGGGATTTGGAAATCTACCGATGCCGCTACTTGGACTAATATTTCAGTAGTCAATACTAATGTTCAATATACGCAACCTTATCTGGAACTCACTGACTATGTAATTATTGGTACTGTTGTAATTAAAAAATCAGATTTTTCTACTACTTTATTTAATTCAGATGCAATTATTTCAAATCAGAGTGGGTACTCAAAAGGGCTTTCAATGTATTTAGGTTCAGACGCTATTATGCAAGTCCAAACGCAGTACACAACTTTCCCATTACTTGTAACGTCAGCCACGGCAGGTACAGCAAACCTCTATAGCCCTTACCCTTATACTCAACAACAAACTGGTAGTAGTGGCGCATTCCCAAATACCATTGAATATTGGAGAATCAAATGACAATACAGATTGCATCATCATCTTTTATTATTGATAGTAGCAAGTTTCCCCCAGCCGCAACACCAGAAGCGGCTCAAGACCTGCTTACAAAATTTACTGCTGATCTTGCGGCGGATAAGTTTGACCAAGCAGACGAATCGTTTGATGGGTATGAACTTTACGTCAAAGAAGTAATCAGGACAAACAGGAATCACCCACCGTTTCCTGTTTACCCAAAATACAAAGCTGTTTAAACCATGAAACTCCATCTAGACATTGAGGTCGTAAACCAAGTTCTTGGTTACCTTGGCACACGCCCCTACCAAGAGGTGTATGGATTGATCCAAGCAATTCAAGAAGCCGCTAAACCACCAGAGGTTCCAAAAGTAGATGATGGAACAAACGGAGACTAAACTTGCCGTGCATGAGGCTGTCTGCTTAGAACGATACAACAGCATAGATCGTTCTTTGCGCGATGGGGACAAGCGCATGACCAAAATTGAATACTTGCTGTATGTGGTGATCTTGGCTGTGCTGTTAGGCCCCGGCGTGGCGGCGGAAGTTTTCAAAAAACTATTTGGTATGTGAGATCGGACATGAATGCGTTGGCTCATTCTGTTACTGCTGTTAGGGCTAGTCGGAGCCGTAGCCAAGAATGGCTGTCATGTGCGCGAGTTCTATGGGATAGGCTACACCATCCACAACCCGTCAGAGCGCCATCAGCAAATGATTGCGTGGCTCAAAAACAATGCGGCTTTCTGCAAATCCAGCGACTACGTGGTCATTTGGAACAATTTGGCAGAGTGGGCAGGCACAGCAGACTCAGCAGAAACCAGAGGGTTGATTATTCATGGGTACAAAGAGGCACTTGAGCGTGAAAAGAAGTGATTACGCCAATACACAAGTGGTATCCAATGCTTGGGGTAGCCGACTACCCGACTAAAACGGATGCACTTGAACGCAGAACTGAGCGACTTGAAGAAGAATACAAACAAGCGCTCAAGATAAAAAAGGTGAAGGACAAAATTGATGATCTTGAGTTTGAGTTGTACGTGAAGAAAGCAGAACGCAACCAACTTAACCTTGAGATTTTTACCAACCGCAAGATAGACATATTGGCATAATATGGTCACGAAGAAACCCCCAGCCAAGGTAGCTCCTGTTAAAAGGCGTACACCTAAACCCAAGTCAGAGCAGACCATCAACGTATCTGTAGCCGCGCCAGCATCTAAACCAGAATCCAAGAAGGACGACAGCGCTATTGGTAAGGTCATAGGTTTGATCGAGTGGGTGGACAATCCCTTCAAGCTGTTTACAGTCATCCTGCTTTCGTTCCTGTTCTTTGCTGGGTACTTTGCTTGGGACTCTCGTACAGTCATTCTGAACGCTATTACAAACTCAAGCCATCAACCTCAGCTCAAAGAGATAAAGGTTTTGGAGCATGTAGCTCTAAGGCTACAAAAAGACTTAGAGGCTGAGACTGTTTTGGTTCACAAGGTGGTGCTGACTGTGAATAGTAGGACTACGCTTCTTGCGTATGGATCCAAGGGGCGGGAAACCATGCTAGATGGCTACAACTCAACTCTGTTTGGCAAAGATGTGGCTCGAAATTCCGCGGTGATTGCCATGATGAATGGCGAAGTTTACTGCGACAAATTGATAACTTCAGGCAAAACATCAGAATGGGAAGAAAAGCAGGGCGTAGGTTTCATCTGTCGTGGCTCTATACCCCCAGAAATGGGTGCATTTGAGGGGTACATTTCTGTTGGGTTTACCAAAGAACCCTCAGACCTTGGCGCTGTCAAAACTCGTATCAATCTAGCCGCCACTGAAATGGCTAAATAAGGAGCAACTATGTTTGAAATGTTATCTGGGGGCTTGCTAGGCTCCATCTTTGGTGGAATTTTTAGGATGGCGCCGGAGGTGCTCAAATGGCTCGATAAGAAGAACGAGCGGGCTCACGAGCTGAACATGTTCAAATTTCAGTGCGACTTGGAAGCCCAACGTGGTCAGCAGAAACTGGCTGAGATTGGTGCTCAACGCGAAGCCGCTATTGACGTAGGCGTGATGGATGCCTTCAACAACGCCATTACACAGCAAGCAGAGATGGTTAAAGCCGCTGGTGGATGGGTAGCCAGCCTTTCAGCTTCTGTGCGCCCTGTGGTCACCTATTGGGTGCTGTTTGTGTGGTCGTTCATTCATGTATGGTTTGCTTGGAATGCTTGGCTTGCTGGCGCTCCTGCCGTTGAAGTGTTTAAAACCATGATGACACCAGACTTCTCAGCTCTTTTGTCTGGAACAATCAACTATTGGTTCCTTGATAGAACTCTTGCCAAGCGTGGTTTATGAACTTAGAACTAGCCGCCGCTTTATGCCGTCAATTTGAGGGCTATAAATCTCGTCCGTACCTATGTCCAGCAGGGGTGCCGACCGTCGGCTACGGGTCTACCTACTACTCGGATGGGCGCAAAGTGACCCTTGAGGACGCTCCGATGGACGAACCTACGGCTAGGGCGCTTTTGATGTTTGAGCTGGAGCACACCTACCTCCCCGGAGTCCTGCGGCACTGCCCCATCCTTGCAACTGATGAGCGCAAGTGCAACGGAGCCGTGGATTTTGTTTACAACCTTGGCATTGGGCGTCTCCAAACATCTACCCTTAAACGTAAAATTAACGCTCAGGACTGGGAAGGCGCCAAAGAACAGCTCATGCTTTGGAATAAAGGCGGCGGTAAGGTTTTGGCTGGTTTGACCAAACGCAGAATGGCTGAGTGCGCCTTGTTTTAAATTAAAAGGCATACTAAAATGTCTCAACGAATCTACGAGGTGATTGCATGACGACTGCAAGTGTTATGACCTATGACAGCTTGGTCGAAAACATCCAATCTTATTTGGAGCGTACTGACACCGCCACGTTGGACAAGATTCCCCTGTTTATCATGCTTGCTGAGCAGGTTATTGCCTCTCAGATCAAGTTTTTGGGCAACTTGACTGTCAACACCAGTAACATGGTTGCAAGCGCCTCTACGATTGCCAAACCTGCTCGTTGGCACAAAACGGTGTCAATGAACATCACGGTTGGTGGAAAGCGCCAGCCAGTGCTAAATCGTAGGTATGAGTATTTGAGGGAATATTGGCCCTCACCGACAGCGACAGGCACCCCTGTCTACTACGCTGACTACGACTACTCCAATTGGCTCATTGCTCCAACGCCTGACCTTGCTTATGCTTTTGAGGTCTTGTACTACGAGCGTGT